ACTTTAATGTATATTTCGTCTGCTTTTCTTAATCTTTCTTCGTCAAATTCTGCAAGTCTTTTTCTATATCTTTCCGCTGCTTCAGGACCAATCCCTCTCTTGGCTTCGCCGAGAAGCGGAGCACCCGTAGCGGCTCTTGTTGGTTCATCTGGTACAACACCTAGTACTATTTCAGAATACTTTCGATCGTAAGCTGCTTCAATACCAATTTCATCTACTAGCCGTCGTGAAACAATAAAAGTGTCCCCAGTTTCTACAGGCGTGAATTGATAACCATCAAATGCTTCACCATCATATTTTACAACATTATCTATCATATCTGCAGCAATTACAACTTGAAGATCTTCGGGCATTCGATCAATACCAAGTTGTTCTTCTGTAAGTCTGGCTCCTGTAGCAACCTTGTCTCTTAACCATGACATATAGCCTAGGCTTTCAAAATCAGGAGATGGCTCCAATCCTTCCATGATGGCAGCCATTCTTTTTTCATATAATTGTTCCTGAGCTATAGTTCCTAAGAATGTTGGTTTGTCTCCAGTTGCTTGTACCCAATCGTCTATTGCTGCAGCTTCTGCATCTTCAGGTACAATAGTAGGTTCTCCATTTGGTTTTTTAGGTGGATCCCCTGGTGGTTCTTCACCAGCCATTCTATAAACTGGTGTAGTAATCCCAGGCTCAATAACTTCACCACCCTCTACAGTTGGTCTTACTGTAGGTTGTGTTACTTCTTCACCAATAAATTCTAATGGTAGTTGTTCTCCTCCAGTAGTAGGACCAACAGGAGCAGGAGGTGCACCATTCCCAGGTGCTCCATTTCCATCTTCAGCCAATCTTTCTTTAAGATCAGCGATCAATTCTACTTGTCGATCGATATCAGATAAGTGACCTCCTTCAAAAGATTCTTTCCTTAGTTCACCTTCCTCCATTAATGCTCTTGACTGATCAGGTGTTCTTCCATCGAATACTGAAGCGTGAGTCGTCTCCCTCTTTGCTAAATCATTTATAGCTGTCTCTGTGGCTTCAATAAGGAACATTCTTTGTTGATCAGTCAAAGCTTCTGCAGAAGCTAAAAGTTCAAATACTCTAGGATTAGTTGCCCTTCGACCACCACCTATTCTTGCTTCTCTTGCGTAAGCATTTGCTATTCTTTGATTAACTGTTAGATCTAGTTGTTCGACAGTATATTGAATATTTCTACCACGATGAATTGCGTCTGCCCATCGCTGTTCTTGGCTCATCCTATAAGCAGCACCTCTTTGTTGATCTGGATCAATACGTAATCTTTGAGTAGAACGCTGAACAAATCGATCCCAATTAACATTCAGATCACCAAGTATATTTGCAGCAATTGTAGATCTACCTAGGACACCTCCTTCTAGCCATTCATTTGCAGCAATATCACGCAACAATTGTAATACTTGAGGATCATAATTCCCTGGACCCCACCTCTCATATTGATTGGCTAAAGTATTAGTCCTGCTAGAAATATCTGCTGCTGATCTCCGATCTGCTGTTCCTTCTAATGCATCATATAATCTTTGTTGAAGCGCTTCTGAGGTAGGTACTCGTAATTGCTCTCTAGTTTTTTCAAGTCTTTCTACATAACGTGCCCTTTTTTCAGGATCTAATGCTGCAGCCCTCATACCTTCAGGAGCAGATACTGGCATACCTTCAGGAGTTAGTGCAACTCTAGCTTCTGCTACTTGGTCAGCTAATTCTTTGGGTATAGTACCATCTTCAATCTTCTCAAGAAGATCTTCTAATAGAGGAAGTTGTTTTTCAGCAATGCCCCTTTCTTCTTCAGTAATAGGTCTTTTATTCTTACCTCTACCTCTTGTTCCTTTTTCTTTCCATTCTTTAAGTTGTTTAATTCTACCTCTAAGATATCCAGGCTTTTCAATGAGATCCTTTATACTAATTTCACCCATAGCTCTGATTGCATCTATAGTAGTTTGTGCAGTTGCAAATCTTTCTGCATGTAATCCAAATGCTGCATTTACTTGTTGAAACGCAATAAAATCAGGACTAGTAGCTGGATCAATAGGTGCACCATCAGGATCAACCATGGATTGAGTACCATCAGGATTATCTTTAAGCCTAACTTTGCCAGCTTCAACTGCTCTAGCTAGTTCATCAACTGCAGCTTTGATAAGAGTAACGATGTTCTGTTCCTCCATCAATAACAGATAAGCAGTTCTTTCCCAGTCTGTATGAAGACTATAATAGGCTCTAACAATCCATCGACCTAAAAACTCAGCCATGATAGGAGGTATATTAGGAACTTTTGCTAGTACTCTAAGCATTCTAGCATGCTGCTGTGAAGTAAGAATCTTTCCAGTTATTTTAGTAAATGCTTTTACTGGTAGGCTACCTACAGCCCTTGTTGCATACCATACACTATTTACAGCTACTTTTCCTACATGCTTAAAAGCTTCAGATGCTTTGACACCCTTGTCAGCAACCCAACTATCTATTTTATCAATCGTAGGAACTTTCTTCTTTATGATTCCTCTAGTAGCACCAGATAAATTTTTAATACCCTTCATGATTGGAAAGAAAGTCATCATTGATGTTAGTGGATATGCATAGAAGAATGAATCTTCAAATGTCAATTCACCTTTTCCAATTAGATGAGCATCTTGAGCCATTTTAGCCATGCCCATAGCTCCACCAATCGTAAATGTTCTAACTGTTTCTCGACCCTTCTTCCACATTTCTCCAGGGTAATCAAGAATATCTATAGAATACTCTTCATGACTAGGAAGCCACCCAGTACCTAGCATGTTTATGATCTCAATAATCCCATGTAGATTCATTTTAAGATCATTTCTTACTGTTTCTACAAAGGGTTTACCGACCAGCTTTTGAACTTCTTTTTCTTGTTGTTCCCATGTTCTCCTAGTAAGATCCATTCTAGTCCAATCGACCTTACCAGTATCAGGATCGATCCATGGTTGGGCTAGCCATCGTTCTTCTTCAGGTAAATCATCCGGATGCTTAAGTTGTGAAAGCACTATTAATCCAGCAGCTTCTGCAAGAATTTCCGCACCCATCCCTCCATAATAAGGTGCATATCCTGACATTGCCTTAAGCATGAAATCTGTAGTAGCCTTACCTACTTCTGGTGCCAGACTTGCTCTGAGTAAGGGTCTAGCTGCTTCTCCTGGGGGTGCACCTACATATTGACGTGTAGGATCTGCAGTTAACTGTCTCATAGCTCTTTCTTCTTCAGCTATGAAATTATTATAAATTTCTTGAGGAGTCTGAGGGCGTATATTCTGTTGTGCTGCAGTTGCCAAAGACTGTCTAACTCTATCAACTAATCTCGTTAATTGATCTCTAGCTAGTTCAGCCTCTTTACTTTTGATAAACTGTCGATATTCAGGAGGAATGTTAACTAAGGGAGAAGGTGTGGCTCTTTCTTTTGGTATATCTTCTAAAGGTATTACTCTTACTTTAGGCTCAGGACCACCCCAACCAGAACCCCTAATTACTTCAGGCTTAGGTGCAAAGGTTTTAGCTCTAGCTGCAGCCCTAGCTTGTGCAGCTTGTACAAAAGGGTCAGGTGTTTCTAGAGGATCTGCCATTAAGGAGTACCATATTCTTTAAGGAACTCTTCATACTCTCTTATAGTATTAGCAGCACCTAGTTTATTAGCTTCTTTTTGTAGCTCTAATCTCTGAGTCTGCAGGTCTTCAAATTCAGCTTTAGAAGCATCATGTTGTACTTTTGCTAATTCTGCATCTACTAAATATTTACTTTCAGCCCCTCGATCCAAACCTGCCATGGATGCAGCAGAAGGAATAGTCATATCCCTTCTAGCCTGTACCTTAGCTTTATATGCTACTTTCATCATATCTGTTAGACCATCTATTTTATTTTTATAGAGTCTTTCAATTGGTTGCTTAAGAGCCTTAAGCCGTGTCAGGTTCATCCTGTCTTGCTTCACTTCTAGTGCGGCTCTTCTTAATGCAGCCATTTCACCTGATGCTTTAGTACTAGCCCTAAGTTTAGCAATCTGTGCTTCTAGCTTTGCTTTTCTTTGAGGATCTAATGCAATCTTTTGATTCAGTAAATCAATTTGGCTTTGAAGTTTCTCTTTCTTAAGACCTGCTAATAGATCAACCCTCATGGCTCTAATCATTGCAGCTTCTGCTTTCTTTTCAGTAGCTTGAACCTTTCTTAATTCAACAGCAGTAAGACCTTCTCTCCTTCTTTCTAATGCAGTTGGGAACAGTTCACTAACCTTTTTCATTGCATCTTCTTGATAATTAAAATCAAATAAGTTGCTAGGTAACGCTTGGTTTCTAGCTGCAACTAGTAAGGCACCTCTTTCTTTTCTATCTGCAGTAGGAGCCATCCTAATTACATCATCCATTGATTGTATTTGTTGACCTCTGAATGTAGGAATTTCTTTGATTTGTGCTTGTACTCTTGCAATCTGTGCTTGCTTAGCTTTCTGTGCTTCTGCTATTCTTTGTTTTTCTGCCTCAAAAGCTCTGAGCCTACCTTCAACACTAGCTTGTTCCTTGCGTAATTCTGTTATTCTAGGATCTTCCCAAACATCACCAGGGGATCCTGCTCCTAGTTCTTCAATTCTTTTACGAGCTTCCTCTACTTCCTCTGGTAATGGCATTCCTCTAGGTAATCTAGTCCCCGGCGCTTTTGGTTCTACTTCAGGAATAGCCTCCACTCCTATTGGTGCAGGAGTAAAAGGTTTATATGGTGTATCATCATCTTTAAATCCTGCCATTCTTTGTCTTACTGATTCAGGATCAGCCCTTCTAATAGTAGGTGTTTCATATCTTGGATGTGCTGGGGTTCTTTCCATATAATCCATAGGTGATGGACCAATATCTTCTGTCATCCTTGTTCTTACTGATGCAGGGTCTGCCCATTTTCCTGCTGCTCTCATTACTTGAGAAACTTCATCATCACCCCATCCTAAACGATATAATTCCTCAGAACCAATTGCTCCATCTCTGACCTGTTGTATCAAGTATTCTGTTTGTTCTGGAGTAGTACCTGGGGCTTGGAAAGCAGCTATGTCTGCAGCAACTTCACCTTCAGCAACTAGTGTACTTGCCTTTAGTTCTTCTTGAGCATTTCTTAAGTGTTGAATTTCTGCTTCAATTTCATCTGCACCTCTTCCTTCTGCTGCTAATGCTTCTCTTAGCTTAGCTTCTTGACTTTGTAGATCAGCCAAAGTAGGCTGACCCATCTGATATAGTTTAGCAATTCCTTTAATAGCAAGACCTGTTAGTGGAGACTTACCAATCTTTTCAGCCATCGTCATGATTCTTTCGATAGCTTCCATGTTGATTAACCCAGGTTGCTTATAGAACTGCTCCTTTCTACTTGGTGCTGCAGCCAAGTATCTTCCCCCTGCAACATATTCTGGTGGTAAATCTATTAATCTTGCCATTGTTTAACTCCTAAAACCAGCTACTTTCTTCAATACGCTTAGCTTCTTTTCTATAAAAATCAGCAACCTTTGGATCAACTGCATCGGCAGCCATTTGAAGAAGCTCTGAAGCAATATCCTCTTCATCCTTACCCCAGAAGTCTGTATGTTTGTCTATAACTGTAGCAACTTCAACTCTAGCTTCAGCCATAGAAGCTTCTTGTCTTTGAGCAGGAGTACCCATTCTTTCTAGTGCAGCAGCAGCTTCAACCTGTGCTTGAGCAGCTTCCATTTGTGCCTTCTGAGTCATAGCAGCAGCTTGTGCTCCAGCAGCACCAGCAGCCTGTCTAGCTCCAGCAGCAGCCCCTCCTCCTCTTAAACCACCACCAACCTGTGCAGCCAATACTTCTGCTTGTGATCTTTGTGCAGCTTGTTCAGCTAGTTGAGGTGCTCTTTGATAAACATCTTCAAGTCTTTCATAACCTGCAACCTGCCTTTCATAAAGTTCCTTTTCTCTTGCTTCACTTTCTTCTTTTAGTATTCGATCTGCTTCACTTTGTTCTGTTGGTTGTACAACATCTCCAGCAGCTTTATCGATAGCTACGAGTCCAGCAGCCTGGAGTCCAACCGTTGGATTAGCAGCAGTAGTCAATTCCCAATTGTCTTTTAACATATCAACGAAACTTTCACCCCAATAATACTCTTTAAGTCCAGTCTCAGGATTGATTGTACCAGATCCACCCATAGCCTTTAGTGCTGCCTTCTCTTTGGGATTGACATGAACAATATCTGTATCACCACCTCTACCCTTTTTCTTTGCTTCCTGTAAGGCTTGGGCAGCTTCTTTTCTTGCTTTCTTCTTAGCCATTAAATGAATCCTCCATCAATCTAAATATCCACTTTTGTCAAATGTTTCTTACCAATGATATACACCCAGAATGCCCCAGGATAGAATATTGCCCGATCATTTTGATCAGTATCATTCCAATCATCATTCCCCCACATTTGCAGCCTAACTTCTATCCATTGTTCTGCTCCATTTGTATCTGACACACCCATTGAAGCAGTTGTATTTACACCATCGGCTATATTGACTCTAGCTTCTGTTTGCGAATATCCTCTACCAACAAATATAGGTGTACCAGTTTCGTAATTGTCTGCAGCAGAAGGATCTGTTTTATAAGTTGTTCCTTGAAAATTTGCAACTCCATCTGGGTATACTAAAGGTACATTAAGCAAACGAGTCTCTCCATTACCTGTTGTAAAATACTGTACAGATTTATCATACCACTTTGCCGACTTGAATCCATCAACACTATCAATTAGTCTTTTATCTTTTGATAACACAGTTGATTGAAGATAAGCAATTTGTTGATATCCTTTGTCATCACCTACCATACCAGTTCCCATGGCAACACCAACTTTTATTCCCATATCATCCCAAAATCTAGGTTCTACATGGCAGCCTAATACAACATGATGTACACATAAGCTGTTAACTAAGGGAATGATACGTCGGGAATTAGTAGCATAACTGTTATTGCCACCTGCTTCAGTATTAGCTAGATAGGGTAACCAATCCATCCAATTACCAACATAATTTTTATAAGTTACTCCATCTACAGTCTTATCAATTTCTTCAGCACCTAACATAATTGTTGGTAATCCACCAAACAAAGGAACAGCAATTACTTCATATGCTGCGCTATCAGATATATGTTCAGCCTTTGGTGTATCAGACCATACATTATAACCGCCATGAAGCTTATTCACAAAGACTTCATCAACCCTTTCAATATTAGTTTGCAATCCATCATCACCTTCAGCTTCAATTTGAGAATCACCCGCAGGAATATTAGCCGCAACTCCAATTGATGCAGCATCTTGTACCACACCTTTATGATTAGAAGGAATATTCTGAATATAATCTCCAGAATCTCTAGCCATTATTTGCATCTTAAATCTTAAGCTTATTTGCAATGATACAAATGCTCTTGGAATATAATTGTTAGTAGGATTAACGACTAAAACATATGATTTATAAGGGTTAAGAGGCTTAGAGATATCAGTAAGAATAAATGGATTTAGCTTTTCTGTCTTTGAAATAAATGCTGTTCCTGGCAATTCTAAGTTGAATATTTCTTGACAAGTACCAATATCTGTTTCGATTGTTGTATCATCAATTGTTGGCATCTTTTCTAGTATTACAAATTGTATACCATAGTTTGAGCCTACTTGATCGAAGTTCAGCGTACCAGCCCATTGATTACCAGTTAGAAGGAAATCACCAATCCCTGAATTATCTAATGGTTTATTGACGTCTGGATTAAAGGCATCAGGTCCGATTATTGCTGCAGCTTCACTTCTTTGATCAAAGGAAAAACTGAATTCATCTAATACAGGAATTGGTGTATTTTTAGTTAATTCCATATCCTGATCAAAGAATTCCTGTACAGGTGGTAAAACAAAAGGAATCAATGCTGCACCTTTATAGCGATAGTTTGTATCACTACCAGTCTCCATTGCAATACACTTAAGAAAAGGCAAATTAAAATTAAGTCTAAAAGGAGCTTGATCATCCTTTATGTTGGCACTATCAATCTCACCTTGAAGTTGTGTATCACAACTATTTAATGGTCCCTTAATAGTATGATCTATTGTTAGCTTAACACCCCTTGGTAATTTATCTCTAGTAATCTTTGCCATTACTCTTCAATCTCCTCTAACACAGTTATAACAACAGAGTAAGATTGCTGATTAGGAGGATACGAACCACCAGAAGCACCATCACCATATGGATTATATTCTTTCCATCTAGGAATTACTAAATGTAGTGTACACTTTGAATCTCTAGAAATTGGTATATTAAGATCTTCACCTCTAAACATTACACCTCTTAGGTGTGAATCAACTGTTTTAACTTCAACTTGAGGAATCATTAGTGTAAATGCTGGTAAAGATCTTGCATCCTCTCGGTTAAAAAGATAAGCCCAATTTTGTCTATTATGTACTGCTATCTCTTTAAGATCATATTGTCTTTCTTCAGGTGCATAAGGACTAGCTACTTGAAGTACCATACTACAATCATTAGCACCATAGTTTGCAGTCTTTGGTCCAGGGGCAGTAGCACCATATCTAAAAGTATTTGGATATACTTTATAACCAGCAACAACAGTTTCCATACCTTGCATTAACCACATAACATCTTGTATAATAACAGGCTTATTGAATATATGTGATATAGACCAAACCCAACCAATTCCTCCCTCGGTATATGTCGTTAAACCAAGTGAACCCCAACCCCCAATTGGCATTGTACCCTTAACTCTTTCGTCATTATAAGGAAATCCACTAGGTGCTTGATCTGTTTCACTAGTAACAGCAACAGCACCCTCAGTAGGCAGTAAAGCAACTAAACCAGTATTTAATGATGTCATCCATGGTAGAGCATTAGATTGTGCATAGTTAACTTGTACTTGTGGCTCAAATCCTAGAACGTATTGATTCTGAACATATCTAGACCTAACATCACCTTTAGGAATATTATTGAATCGTTCTTCAATATTATCCATGGCTTCTTCAACTCTATTGCCATCAATAGTAGTACCATCAGAGAACTGTTCCTTTGTTATCTTTCTAGTACTCATGTTAAAACTCCAGTATTAGTACAATTACTATTTGTCTGTCCTGTTGTATTAATACTAAATGCAACTTGACAATCAGCAGGATCATTATTAGAATGATTTCTGACAACATCACCAGTCTGTGTCATGACACCACTAAATGTGCAACCATTGAATACTGCTTTAGCACCTTCTTCAATCATCACAAAATTAGCAAAATCAGTATCATTTGAATTCATTGGATCACCAGAGTCTTTGGTAAAAGTACAACCAACAAAACTAGCATGACCTTTCTTTACATGCACTAAACATGATGCATTGTTTCTAGTTGCAATTTCAGTACTTGAAATAAAATTAATTCCTATAAAAGTAACTAAAGAATCTGAAGTATTTGGATCTGAACCACAAATTACTTGTCTAGTAACTTTAGCATTACCTGTACTTTTAACTTGCGTATTATTCTTACTTAAAGAAACACCTCCATGATTACCACTACCAAGAGTAATAATATTATCTTTCTTTCTAGACTCTTCAATCGGAGTACCTTCTAATATAGCATCAGTAGCATTTGCTTGTCTACTAACTTCATCTCGTAATGTTTCATTATACTGAGGAAGTCTATGTGCAAACTTATCCATTATCTCTGGTACTCTATTAGCCACGTCCCTTCCTCCTTCTTCCACCTGCAGGTCTTAATGTTGCTTTAATAGAATCAACTTCCAAATGTTCTGCTTCATTATTTATATGACCAAAAAGCATCCAAGCAAAGAACTCACCCTTAACTGATGTTGACATACAGATTGTATCATACTCTTCATCATCAATTAGATAGTTACCATCAGATGTATCTGATGCATCTCCCCAAGTTGCTGCATTATTGAATGTCCTTTTCTTAAGTGCATCAGTAGAAGAATCATACATTCTAGTTCTAATAGAAGTCTTATCCTCAATCTTTTGAATATCTTTATTTAGAAGTTCAGGAGTAGATGCACCTTCATCACCTTGATAATCAATAAATTGACTAGTCCAACCCTTCCAATCAGATGCTAAGATTCCATTTAGTAATCCAAATGTAGGACTAGAAATGTTTGTTGTAGTTCCTTTACCTCTACTCTTTATTCTTAACCAAAGACTTCTAGCTTTAGATTGGGCAGCATCATCTAAACCAACTTGATCTGTCTTAAAGACCCAATCAACAGGTTGTGCAGGATCATTTTGTCCTGCCTTATGCCTACCAGAACTAGTAATATCTTCATTTATGTATGCTTGTTGCCATACTAGAAAATAAGCATAATCTACATATGTGTTGCCTGTACCACCTTCTGTATTCGTGAAGTTGATATCATATCCTTCTATACCCATTGAATTAACAGATATTGCTCCTGGGTTATCACCAGCCCATGTGAATGGCAACCAAAATAGTCTATTTCTATATTGATTATTTAGATTAAAATAGGGATCATATTTGTGCCCTAACCCATCAGCATCCATGGTAATATCAATAAAATTACCACTTCTAGCCCCAGCCCCTCCAGCACCATTTCTGCAAGTAACTGTTACACCAGCATCAGTTGCCAGTCTCTCTGCTGGAAAGATTGCTTTAACGGTGGTAGCTGTACCTGAAGTAAAAATTGGTATCCAATGTGTATTATCAAAAAAGAATTGAATTGTTATTTGGTCAGGAGGATAAGCAATAGTACCGCCCCAATTAAAATCTCTATCAGGTACAGCTATAAAAGGAAGTAAGTAAGTATCTGTATCTGTTGGTGCTGATATAGAATCACTTAGTTTATAACCTCTATCAACTTTAATCCACGGATCGATATAAACTGCATTAAATCTAGAAGTGGGTACCTTACCTGTTGCAACTGAAGTCATATTATAATACTTGCCATTGACCCTACGATCATCTTCAGCAAAGTATTCAATGTTTCTATCTAAGCCACCACCCTTACCATATTCTAGAATATAAAATGATTCAGTTGCCCAATCTTCATTTAGTTCAACATCTGGTGAAGTTTGTGTAAATTGTGCCTGATCATCCATTGTTAGTGTTTCTGCAGAACCAATTAGATATAAATTAGTTTCACCCATTACAAAGAATGGTCTAGTAATATTTTTAGTAGCTTTGATAGTACCTGATGCAGCAGCTACTGATTCAAAGTTCCATATACCCCAACCATTATTATTAAGAACCATAGCAAAATCTTCTTGAGGTATAGAAAACACAAGGTTCTGTCTAAGATGATCAAACGTAACTGATACATCTTCAGAATTGAATTGAAGTACTATTGAGGGATTATCTCTAGCTAAATCTGTTGAGTCAATCACCCCAGATGCTTGATAATATTGTGTTAAAGGATTACTAATATGCTTAGTCCAAAGCGTTTCAATACCCTCTGAAAGCTTATTGATATTTAGACCATTACTAGTACTATAAACACCAGTGTCATCTACCCATAATGCACTACCTTCAGCAACAACAACTGCATTGGGATTTAAGCAACCTATAGTATTTGAAACCTTTTGGATCGTACCATTAGTAGCTAAGAATCCCGCAGAAGGACGATAGAAGAATAACTCATTTGCAGTAAAGATTAATATATTACCTTGCAATTCTTGAATAGCAGTTACATCATTCTCTGATGGAATTAGAATATAGTTATCTGCTACAATACTTCCTGGCTTTCCTACATCACTAAACCATAAAGTCTTATTAGCAACATAAACTAATCTACCCAATACAGCAGTGATATCATCAGGATTAGGAAACTCTGCAGCAGTAAGATATGAATAAGCATCTGAAAAGGCACCCTCTGAAGGAACCATTCTACGAATTATAGAACTCTCACCTAGAAAGGTATGCCATTCCCATGAATCATGATTTGATACTTGTTGGATCTTTGTCTTTCTAAATGTAGCTGGAATATAAGCCCAAATACCTGCTCTCTTATCACCAAAATAAACTACATCGTCCATTTCTTGAAAGAAGAATTGCTTTTGGTATTCTGCATGTATATATTTTTCATATGATCTAGATCTATTAGTTTCATAAAGAGAATTCTGTTCCCTAAGTGTTCTATTATCAGAATCTGTTTTAGGATACAACATTTCTTCATAAACTTCATCTGTAGTAATATCATAAATTGTTACAAGATAAGCTGTAATATAAGCACCATTAGGTTCTTGTGGTGTCCAAGTACTTGTATTTGGTGCAGATCTGCTGGTTGTTCTTATAAGATTACCTGTATTAATTGTAGCAGCAATAACAGTTAGAATTTGCTCATGACCAAAGTTGGTTTTAATATAGTGTGAACCAAGATGCTTTTGATAATCAATTGCTTCTAAGCCAAAAGTAGAATCAAACTGTGTAGATTGTCCAAATCCTTTTCTAACTTTCCAATTGATATGTCGATCCATATTCTGAATATATGGACCCTTACTTTGCTTATCAGCATTAATACCATTTGCAATAAGCTCTTTTTCGGTACCATTAACAGCCATTAATCTACATACCCTACATGGTCAGCAGCACCAAAGTTTCTGCCTCTTTCAAGATATGCTCTAAATGCTTCTTCTCTAGTCTTTCCTTGTAAAGCAATTTGTTGATTACCAGCACCATCTCTAACAGCATAATTGCCATAAGCAAATAGAACTATCAAATCATGAAACTCTGTAAGGTCATCAATCAATGTTGCATCTGCTTCAGTAAAATCAACTGTAGTTTTAGGAAGATAATATAGTCTGATGGTATCAGTTATCTTGCCACTAAATCTTAGAACTGTTCCTTCTAATACAAATGAATCTGCTGTTATTTGAAGTTCGTCTCTACCTTGTGCAGCAGTATAATAAAAGGCTGGAGTCAAATCACCTGAGGTACCAATTGAAGCTACTTTAACTAATCTAGATAGTTGTCCTTTGGCTGGAGCATCTGCAGGATCTCCTAATAGGAACTTACCTGCTTCACCTGATACTGCAGTTGTTGAAAGATCCATTTCACCATCAACTAAGGAAAGTTCATAATCTTCCATGTAGTATGATGGGTCACATTCATTGACTACATTCCTAAACTGGTTATAACCAATCTCACAATAGAGTGCTACGTTAGCACTTGAAATAAAAGTTGTATCTGCTTCATCAATAAAGTCTTTGAATAAAGCTTTTACTTGTCCTACATTCATTAGCCTCCACCTCCCATCTTAGTAGCTAAGGCAGCCTCAGCCCTTCTAGCACCAGCTTCTTCAGGTGTACCTTGAACTCTTTGTGGTCCTCTTCTACTTACCGTGCCACCAGCTTGACCCTGTTGTGTAGGCATTGCACCTAATACATCTTGAGGATTAAATGGTGATAGTGGTTTGCTAAGCTTACCAGTCTTTTGAGCAGCAATATTCTTTAGTTCTTGTGCTGAAGGTTGTTTTATTTGTGCCTGTTCTCTTACAGTCTGTGCTTGATTAGCCTGTATCATATGGAATTCTTCAAGATATGAAGCTAGATTATCTTGAGTCTGAGGATCTAATTGATAGAACTCTTCAGTCTTCATGAATTCATCCCATACTTCAATAAATGTTGATGTATCATCTGATGGGAACACCTGTACAGATTTACCAGCAATGACACCCTTAAGCATCTCTTGAGCATGAGCCATGGCAGCAATCTTATCCAATAGGAACTTATTAGAAGTCTTGAAAGCCAACTCTTGCATTGCATCACCCTTACTAATAAGACCTAGTTGCATCATCTGTACAACCTTTTGGAATCTATCATTAGTCTCATCCCTAAACAATGAACCAGCCTCTAAAAAGACTTCAGGTGTATCAACAAGATCGGTACCTTTGATTGCTCTGAAAACAACTCTACCTGTACTATCCATCATCCTCATCATCTTTTCAGAAGTATAGTGCTCTTTCATATATTGAAGAACTGTTCCAGCCATCTTTCTAATAGATTCTTCCACATCCTGTTGTGTCATCTGAAGTTGAGAAGCATCATTCTGTGATAGTGCATTAATAGAAGCAGCAGAATTAATACCAACTGCTCTTTTACCCATTGATGTTGAGTGCAATCCTGCAACATCTAACATCTCATTCTGTAATGTTTGTACGTTACTTAACACATGTGCAGGTAATCCAGCACCAGCTATCTGTGTTGGAGCGCCTCCTGCAGAATTAAAATAAATCTTTTCTCCTGGCTTACCTTTAATAGCACTTTGTGCAACACCAGCAGACTTAGGAATAAGCCACTTAGGATGACTCATAAGATCTATATTTTCAACAATCTGATTCCTAGAACGATTATAAAGAGACTGAAGATCAATAAGGTTAGCAACCAATCCAATCCCCCATAGTCTAAATGGGATATCAGTATATTGCATTAGAATTACTGGTTTAGAATTAGCTGGATAGGTTCCTTCGAAGAGCCATTGTTTACCAGCATAGACACCATAACGACCATCATCATAATATACATCATATACATTAACTCTGTCCTTTAGCTGATCTTTGTATTTACTTGGACCTTCTTGTCCTATATCACCATCAGACATTTTAAGGATATCTTTCTTCTTTTTAGGATATGCTTCTGCTAAAGCCTGTCTAGGAACAATAGTTCGTACAGCAACCCATCTACTTTCTTCAGGTGTTCGTACTCCTGGCTCATAATATACATTATAAGGTGATACTGCTTCAACTCTTACATTATCTGTAGAAGGATCATAGACTGTATGTAAGCCTACATTGCCACATGATACCATCCATTTAATAGCATCATGGATTACAGTTTTCATATCATTCTGATGCCAAAAGTATTTAAGTGCTTCTTCTGATGACTTAGCTTTAAGGATATCTTCTGTTGAAGGAGAAGCAGGAAGAACTGAAATTGATGGATACTCAACAGACAGTCTAGAAGTAATATGTCTATAAATGTTTATAAGAAGGTTGATTACATATTTGGTAGGTCTTTGTTGTCCTGACGAAGTTACATACTGTCTTAAGGTTCTGTCATATGAAACATACTGTTGACCTTCAAGATATAGTAAACATAGATCCCATAGACGAGATTCTGTAGTCTTATCATTTTTTGATTGTTCTAGTTGACTAGCAAATTCTTATGGTAGCTTATCTGCCATTACTTAGTACCAAACCCAGATAAACTAAGCTGTTGGCTTTGCAATTGATTAAATAAGAATTCTTGTTTCATCTCTGGAGAAAGTGCCGCATAAAATTCTTGCATTTGTGGTGTCATCCCTTGAAGAATATTGTCAGCATCCAATCCCCTTAAGTCAGGATCAATCTCAAGTTGACTAGCGTAATCTCCCAAACTATGTTTACCTGTTGGTCCTATTGGAGC